GAAGTAGAAGCAGCGAGAATTTTGGATCCGTTTTCCAATTCCATGGATCCTTTATTGTATACGACGATTCCTTGTTGAATCCAGAGGGGAAGTTGTTCATATGCCAGTTGGAGTCTACTAAGTAAATCTCTTGCAGTAGACAGTTTATTCGCTAGGATGCCAACGTTTACATTGTCATTAAAAAGTATATAGTGTAAAAGGTATGATACACAGGTAGTAGATTTACCAGTCTGTCGAGGTAGTTTTGCTATATTAAATCTATGTTCGTGAAATGATTCTATAAGTTCTTGCTGAAAATCCCACATCTTAAATGGAACTATACCCTCATCCAAAGAGATGATCTTAATATAGTTCATAGCAAAATATACAGGATCCTCTTTACATTTGAGGTATTCCTGTACTTGATCTTGTGTGAAATTTATATCTGTCCCTACCTTCTTAAGGTTGGGGTTGCCCAAATAAAAGTCTTGACTCATTCTTTATTCATTTTCAAATAATATTCAGCCTCTTCTCTCGTATCAAACCAATGCATGTGATGATTTAACTGCACTTGAAATTTGTGTGACATAGGATCTTGTCCTATAACACCTTCGTAATCTTTCCAATCAAGATCTAGAAGATCTTCCGATACCATTGACATGAGACTGCTCCTCTGCTTTGATTTCGTATTCTAGCATAGAGCGTAGAATAGTTGCACGAGTTGTTTCATTAAATGCTTCCAGAACTCTAAGTTCTGCTTGCAATTCTTGAACTCTAGACATATTTAGTCTCCTATAATTAACAGTTCCAAGCACGAAGTGACTTGTTTATACGACTGTCAGGATCCCTAGCAGTCTTCGCACTTGTCAACTTCTTCTTCATACCTTTCATTCTAGCACAGAAACTTGCTCTTCGCTTATTACCTTTCTTCTTGCTTGGTGCTTTTAAGTCAGAACCAGGATTGTCTCTCTCATAAGACTTTCTCCCTTTCTCATTTAAACCACCTTCTTTATTTTTTCCTGCTTTCTTTGTCCATGCTGCACCCTCACTTACCTGATCTTGTGGGAAGTTAGGAACATCAGTTGCACCTTCTACTCCTTTTGACTTCTTTTTCTTTTTCTTTTCGTCTGGTGATTTAGTAAGAACTACAGTATCTTCTTTCTTAACTTTACTTTCATTCTCTTTCTTCTTCTTTGCTTTGTCTTTAAATTCTTCTTTAGAATCTCCTGCATAGAAATATGTTTCCTTATGAGTCTTACCTTTCATGAGCATACCATCAGGCATGACATGATGACCCTCTGGTATAGGTTTGCATTTCTGTTCATCATTACAGAAGTATTGTCCTTTACCACATTTCTTTTCTTCAACCTGACAATCTGGATCAATTTGTTTACCATAAGTGATACATGGATCTTTACCACACCCACAGTTCTTTGACTTATCGTATTCTTCTTTCTTATTTTTATGCTTCCATGCTGTAGCGTATGCTATACCTTCCTCACCCTTTGTTAAATTACCATCTTTAGAATATGATTTCTTGATATGCTTTATCATCCTATCATACTTTGCACCTTTAGGTGCTTCCTCTGTTGTCAACACTACAGGTCCGTCAGTTGGATCTGACTCATGGAATGATATTACTCTACAACCAGGATACATTTTATCACACAGTTTCTGTGCTTGGGGTCTTTGCATTTTAGAAAGAGTTGCCCTGTATGCTGTAAAAGTAAACTGCCTACCTCTCCATACTAGAGAGATAACATAGTATCTTCCGTACATAGTTGGTATGCGTGTTGCCATTATCTTGTGAATGCTATTTTTACTACTTTGACTGATGCTCCACCAGCTGATGCTGTTAGTGTGTCGGTTGGATTTTTTTCCATTACCACTACTGTGCCATTAAGAACTGTCATACTACCAATGGTTGAACCACCAGAGTCCTTTCTTGTAATTACTGATACAGCACTATGTCCGTTATATACACGAACTAGAGTTGCATTGGTCACATTAGATGCAGAAGTTAAATCCGCTTCAGCCGCTAATACTTTGATTACCATGATTGAATACTTCCTTTACTTTTTTATTTATCTTTCTTCTTACTTGCCTGTTTAAGCATTTTCTGAAGATCGGCAGTGCTACCCATAAAGAATGCGTTGTTAGTTACTACCTTTTTAGAACTTTCTTCTTTGACATTTTTTTTGTCTTTCTGTAGTGCCATTAATTTATCAGCAACATCACCGACATGTTTAATTAGTTGTCCTGCAACTTCATAAGCACGTGGATGATCAGATGACATAGCAAGATCAAGAGCACCGTTAACTGCTTCTTGTCCTTTATCAATTAAAGAATACAAGTTACCTCTAGCATACTCATAGTCCTTGATAACATCGTCACCCTTTCCTAGGTGAACTTTATTTTTCTCAGGAATCACTTCCGTCTTTGTAGTTTCTTCTGCATTATCAAATGCATCATCTAAACCTGACATGTCGTTATTCATAATAAGATACCGTCTCACTAAATCCAAAGTCATCACCACCTGTGAGTAGTGCATCATCTGTTGCATCTATAAGATCAATAGGTGTACCTGCAGTTGCTGCTGCAGCTGTAGTTCCGTTCTGTGCTCTACGAACTTGTAGTTTATTTGGAGTAACTTTACCCTTTACATACATTACTTCATTACCAATCTCAATGTAGGATTGTGTTGGTATGTTGGTATAATCAACAGCTTCGATAGTGAGATTCCTTGCAGTGATTGCTCCAGCAAGTTCTGTAGTTCCATCTTGGTTTTGGTCTGTAAGTGCTTTTGGTTCAACCTGATAAGCAACCTGTCTTGTAGTAGCAACGTCTTTCATATCTGTATAGATATCTGCCTTTGCTTTCTTGATTGGTGCTTGAGTTCCTACAGGTCCGAAGATGTATGCCTTCACTGTAAATGACATTGTAATCAAAGTAATCTTCTTCTCATCAAAAGATCCTTCGTAGTCATCACTATAATTGATACTATTCAATATGATAGGAATATCTCTAAAGTCACTCATCTCATCAACTAACTTAATAGTCATTTGATATGAGGGTTGGAAGATAGGAACTATCTGTTCTAATATTTCTAATGCTTCGTCGTTTGTTTTTGATATAACATTAAGCTCAAAGTCAACGTTATAAGGGACAGGTGTGAATTGTTTCTTAACTGCATTTGCTGTATTTGCTTTGAGTGTTAATGTTGTTGGTGCAAGTTTTCTAGCACTATCATATGATATCCCTGTCATCTCAAAAGATAAACGGGGAACTGTGATCGCAACCTTCTGGTTAAGATCTGCTTGTTGTTCTAGTCTTGCTAAAAATTTCTGTCGAGGACCGTACGCTAGTGGTACTTTCATCCTACTGTATATTGAACCGTCTGCGTTTTCTTTACGACATTCTATGTTATTAAAAAGAGTACCGAATCCAATAACGCACTTTCTAATAATTTTATTGTATGTGTATGCACCTAACATGTTATAAGTTTCCTGCTATTCCAAATGGGTTTCCTTCACTAAAGTCCATAATGTCATCACCTAGAGATTCAAAAGTTACACTCTCTGAGTATTTAGGATCAGCGGTTGCCTGTTCATTTCTATTATCTAGAATCATAGTAGCACCCGAAGTATCACCTACCATGGATTCTCCTATAACAAATGAACCAGTTGGGGACTTAAGTTTGACCCAACCTTCCTGAGCATCCCACTCAACTAGTTGAGCAGTTGCTGCAGATGTAGCACCAGTGACTTGTTCTGGTACTGCGAATGTACCAGTTAGACCAGATGGTGCAGCAGTAAATGCAACAGTTGCACTTGTGTAACCACTACCACCGTTAGTTATATCTATGAGTTTTACACTCTTGTAACCAGATCCACCTGATAAAATGTTAATTGAAGTTAATACTCCATTAGTAAATGTGGGGACTAAAGTTGCATTAACTCCACCAGTATCAGGTGCTGTTACATTTATAGAAACTCTGTCCTCATCATAGTCTGCACCTCCGCTTACTATGTTAACAGATCTTATCTGTCCTTCTTTTACAACTCCTCTAATCACAGCAGATGAAGTTGGTGAACCACCACTAAGAGTTATATTAACTAAGAATGCTTCTGCAGTTGCACCCGTGCCATCTCCCGTGATAGTTATTAGAGGTGTTTCATTATAACTGCTACCATTATCAGTAATAAAGATATTACTCAATGCACCACCATCTAGTACAGAAGTGCCTGTTGCTGTGATACCAGCAGTTGTGAGATAGTAATGCTTAACAGTGTAACCGTAATCAACAATCTCATCATCTCCAGCAAATACATCGCCTTGCTCGTCGCTGTATTCAAATAATTCTGCTCTAAGTTTGTAGACATATCCTTTACCTAATTGATAGAATGGTTCTTCATGCTCTACGAATTTAATTTCAAAGTAGTTAGCAGTAAGTGGTAAGTATATTAGATCACCTTCTTGTGGTCTCTCTGGAGCTTTATAATCTTTGTCTAGTAAAAGAAATTGTGATATAAGATCTGTAAATCTTTGAGATGAAACGACCATAGTTATTTCATCAGTTTGTGCTACACCAAACTTTGTAAGTAAATCTCCACCACCTTGGAAACCATCAAAGTTTTCCATATATGCTTCTATAATATATGAGTCATTAAATTGACCTATGACCTCTTCATTAAATACACCATCAGTTAACATTATTTCTCTAGGGCAATAGAGAATATCCATACCAAACATCTTAATGAATTCCTCAGTAAGATTTTGCTGTAAGAACTGTTCGTTCCTAGTACCATTTGTGAAGTAGGTGTTTCTTGCCATTATCCTATCATGTCTAGAGGTGGCATTTCATACTGTGTAAGCATTTCAGTCTCTAACTTTGCTACCTTTTCTTTACCCTCGTTGTATATAAACTCACCATTCATAGTAATTCCACCTGGCAACTGTGCTCCTTGAAACTTGATTAAGTTAGCACCCCACTGCCTTTGAATCAATGCAGTCACATATCTCTTTAACCATACGTCATTATAAAC